TCAGCATCATATATAGCATCAAGTAGCGCTAGTTCCGTGCTATACGTCTCATCATTTATGTATTCTCTTAGGTTATCAAGAATATCCGTTTTAAGGAGCTTAATTGCTTTATCTAGTATTAGGTTATCCTTTTCGGATAGATTGAGCGTTGTAGTGCCCCCTGTGACGTTCACGCCCTTAAACGTGAGTTCTTCTAGTGCATCTATATCGTCTCTAGTAAGGGTTAAGCTACTAAACGCCATAATATCTTATTTGTTTCGTTGGTCTTGTTCGTGTTTTATCCTGTGCCATTCACCGTACCACTTTGTCATCATGTAGCCGAGCGTAACCAAACCAATAAGTAAAGAGACACCAGCAGAAACTTGATTAAGTGTTAGGCTAGAAAGCATACCCACGGCTCCTATCATTGCTTTATAGTCCATTATCTCGTCTATATTTATTATTTTGCTTTCCATGGCTTAAAAAAAGGGGGAGCCGTTGTCAAAGATGACAACATTTCCCCCAATTTTGTTGTTAGCGTGTAGCTTACGCTTTAGCTACGTTACCACGAATGTATCGTCCACCTAGGTCTGGTCTGAATACCTTAGTTCCGTAAAGAACTTCGATAAGGATGTCAGCACCTGACTTGGTTTCTTCTACAGTAAGAGTGTAGTTAACGTTGTTCATAGGCTCGAAACCTGCTGCTCTACGAACACCAGAACCTGAACCGCTATCTACAGATGGCATTACCGCAGTTACTAAGGCAAGAGCGGATGGGTCATAGAAGAACTGCTCACGTCCAGTGTCACCTGAAGCAATATCAACTGGGTTGATAGTAGCGTCATCAGCAACAGCAGCACGTAATGGCTCTTTAAGAGTCAATACAGTTCCAGTTTGAGACTCTACCGTGTAGAAGTCGTCCGTACCTTTAGCAGAACCAAAAGTAACGATGTCACCCTCAGAAAGAGATACAGTTGCTGCACCGCCACTACCGTTGTCGATAGTTAACTCAGTTTGTCCTACAGCTTCGTTAGCAGCGATAACTGCGTCAGTTACGGTAGCGGCAGTGTGAGTAGAACCTTGGTTATCTACAAAGAAATCAAAGCCATACGCACGAGCCATAGCTCCGCCTAACTGAATACCAGCATCTCCACGAGTGTTAGCTTGTTGGAAGATGTTTAGGGTAGTCAAGTCTTTCTCTACGAATGGGTCGATAACCATCATTAAGTTATCCGTAGTAAACTTACGAGAAGCCATAATTCTACGAGCTTCTGCAAGGTCATTGTCGTCCATTACGGTAGAGTCCGTGTTGTTATCAGCAAACGCTACTTCAAACTCTTTGCGAGCTTCCGCTTTAACATCAGCGTTAATCTGGTCGATGAGCTGGTGTAGTCTTGGTACAAAATGCTGTTGTACTAAATCAGGAAGCGCAAATTTTTGGTCAGCTTTGTCGATACTGAATCCAGCATAGTAGTGCTTGTTAATTACTAGTTGTTCTTCGTTAGCGTCAGGAGTTCCTAAAGAATAAGAACCTGAGTAAGAAGTAGGAGAGCCAGTAGGTTTTACCGCACGAGTGATGCTTACAGTCTTGTTACGAGCTGCAACAAGTCCTTCGATAGATGCGCCAGCTACGTTAGTAACGGCTTTAGAAACCATGGGTCGGTCTGGGTATTGGTTAGCTAGTGCTACCTCTACAAACGCTTCTGGTTCGTATATGTTGAAGTTGGTGTTAATTGCCATATCTAATAAAAGTTAAATGTACGTTTTAATTGTGTATGTTTAGCTTTTGGGTCGCCATGACCTAGATACAGACAATTAAGGTGTTGCCAAACCATAATAAAGATGGATTTACGCTTGTTCAGCCCAACCGCCTGCTGCTTTCATCACTCCGAAGAGTTCCTCAGCTTTAGCACGGTCTGCTGGATTAGACGAGCGCACAAGTCTTTGAAACTCTGCTCGACTAGGTCGTTCACTAGCTGGAGTACCACCAGTTGCTCCGCCAGCGCCCACTTTCTTGGGCTTTGCAAATTGTTTAGCAAACTCTATAAACGAGTTCCCTAGACTCTTTCTATTTCCTTGGTCGTCAAGGTCAGGTACGCCATCTTTGGCTGCGTAGAACTGACCATCGGACTCTATAATTTCGTATTCGTTATAAAAGAGCTGTTCGACATAATCGGGTTTAAGGGTCAACTCATTATCTTGTTGTAATGCGTTAAGGGCTCCCCCAAACTCGCTGTCTATTTTGCTCTGCATTTGAGTCATTTGTAGTTGCTCCTTTGCGGATTCAGCTTCTTGCTGGTACTGCTGCAAAAGCTCACGTAACTTTTCAGCTTCACCTTTCTCTTCTTGTTTAGGCTGAATCGTCTGTTGGATGCGTGAAAATGCGTCTTCTAATGACTCTACGTTATCTCCCAATAATTCAGAGAACTTAGTTACAACGTCTTTTTCTACCTTACTTTTGCCTTCGTTATAAGCTCCTCTAAAGAACTTATCCTTGTCAAATGCGGGTTCCGTTGCGGGTTGTTCGTTTTGCGAAGTTGTCTCTTCTACTGCTGAATCAGGAGCTTCAGCTTGCTCTAGGTTTTGGTCGCTCATAATATGATTATAAGTTAATTGTTACTCGCTGCTAGTTTCAATACCAAATTGTGCTTGGCGTTGAAGTTCTTCGGGTGGTAGTATATCCACCAAATTTCTTAGGTCTGTTGGGGTCTTGGGCATACCAAACTCATCGAAGTGTTTTATTACCTCATCAATATCCTCTTGAGGCATAGAGCGCTTGCGCATATATTCCGAGGTTAGCTTCTTGAGTAGAGGCAGAGACAGAGCGTGATACTGCATCCCCTCGGTAATATCAGAAAAGATTTCATCGGCACTGGACAAGTCATAGTGCTTGCTATACGTAATCATGTAGTCTTCGTAGGACTCGTCTCGCACCTTAGCCATTCTGCGTATGACTTGGGTCTCTATTACTTCCATGTCCATAGCCGTAGCTGCTAGTAGCCCCTGTTCTTCTACGTTATCGAATCTCTTAGCTGAGCCAGATACGTTACTCTTAACTACGGACTTGTCTCGAACTTGAGCCAATAAGAATATCAAGGACATTAGGTCGTTAAAGATAACGTCTCTAAGGTGCTGGAGCCCCGACATATCCGCTTGATAGAGCATGTTATTAGGTATTTGCTGGTCATCAGGAATGATGATAGCCATACCCACGCCCTCTTTAATGGTGCGTGAATCGTACTTGTCGTCATCAGCGACCCCTGCTAGACTTCTAACGATACTATCGGTAAGTACAGGAATAGGGTGCCCAAAGAGTTCTGAACCTTTCTTTAGGTCATAAAACAACTGAGACACGGCTAAGTACATTCCTTTAAGGGAATATCTACGTGGTTTACCCACGACAAAAGAACTGTTCGCATCGGTCTGCCCTTTTAGGAGCGTAGCTGGAACCTCACCAAACGGGTTAGGTATTTCAAGGGTCTTTTCTTTCTTGCCGTTCTCCTCCATGTACACGCATATATAGTCAGGGGTATATGCCGTCCACTTATGCTTTTTAATGCCGTCTAGGTCGTAATACATTTGGCGGGTGATAAGAAGGGTTAGAACACCCTGCTTCATCTGAAAGTTCCATAGTTCGTGCGGTCTCAACACAAAGTTGTAGGGTACTACGTTTCCGTCTGTGTCTGTTACAGGGTTTCCGTCTTCGTCCATCATTAGGTCGGTAACTACTGCGCCAAACCCTAGTACTTCTTTTACGAACAATACTTTGTCTCGATAGAACTCGGTGATGGAACACCCCGCATCATCAAAGTTAGACTCTTTCCATTGCCAGAATGATTTGTTTTCAGGGTACATTCGGTTGACGTTGTTCTCGTCATAGATGCGCTGTTGTGCCGATAGAAACTTCTGCTCCAAAGGAAAGAGCTTCATACGCTTTAGGCGCTCCCTGTACTCGTCATCGGACTCAATGGTTGATTGCTCAATGATATAGGACTTATCCGAAAATACGGTGCTAGAAATGGCGGTGTATTCATCGTACTCCGCTTGGAACCAACTGTTCATGATTTTAGCTCGGTCAAGTACCACACTATAATAAGGGTGTCTTGACTCTTTCATTATGAGGTCTTCAACGGTTTCTAGCGATACAGAATACAGTCTGGAGGTGTCTATCATGTTACTTTCTTGAGTATTGAAGGGCTATAGCTACTGCCTGTGGGCGAGTATAACCCTCTTTTATGAGTTGTCTAATGTTTTTAGAGATAATATCTGCTGAAGAACCACGTTGTAAAGGCATGTTTTTTCACCACTTAACTTTATCAGCCCAATACGCTGCTGACATACGTCCTTTGGCAATGTTCTTAGCGTGTCTCGCCTTAAAGGATTTACGTCTGGCTTTGCCTGCCTTCGTCTTAGGGTTACTGCCCGCACCTGACACCCCTTGCTGACCGAAGCGAATGGTTTTTACCTTGTCACCGACCTTTGCCACAACTACGTGCGACTTGGTGGGGTGATTGGGTGTACGCTTGGGCTTGTTATACCCAGAAACGCCAACTCGTTCTAGTCTAGGGTCTTTTTTCATACTTCCAAAAATATGCTTATATCATGACAAGATTCAATACCAAGTTTAATCCGTATTGAACTTGGCGGAAATTCCGCCATAAGTTTGACGCAATTACTAATAACACTGACGAATAGTTATAACTATTGGTCATTATACTATTCAAATGGCAAACGAACCCACCAATAAAGCTCTGTACAGCCGAGTTAAGTCTGAGGCTAAACGTAAATTTAAGATATTCCCAAGTGCCTACGCATCCGCTTGGATAGTCAAGGAATACAAGAAGAGGGGTGGTGGCTACAAAGGAGCTAAGTCTGGTACAACAGGGGTAGCTCGCTGGATGAAGGAGAAATGGAAGACGCAGGACGGTCAGGCTTGTGGCTCTGCTAAGTTCAAGGGCGTAAAAAAGTGCCGACCCACCGTTAAAGTTTCCTCTAAGACTCCAGTAACGTGGCAAGAACTGCGTAAGCGTGGCGAGGGTAAAAAGGCGGTGCGTGAAAAGAGGCGTGTAGGAATGGGTAAACGCACTAAAGCCATTA